CAGTCCACAGAAGGTAGCGCAGGTTCTAGGCATAGACGTAGGTACGGTTTACCGAAGGCGGGCGGCACTAAAAGACGTATCCCTACCCTCCTTTGCCGCAAGACAACACAGCATCGCCAACACATACATCCCCGATAACCGTAGGGTTATCTCCCATACCGTAGACAACGGTCATGTCTTTATAGCCTCCGACTGCCATTATTGGCCTGATGAGGAAACCGTGGCGCACAAGGCGTTTGTTTCCCTGCTGACCGAGTTTAAGCCCAAGACCATCATCCTAAACGGGGATGTGTTTGACGGGGCTAGAATCAGCCGCCATGCCGCCCTCATGGGGACTAACCCCCCTACCCCCAAGCAAGAGATAGAAGCCTGCCAAGACCGTCTACACGAGATTGCAAACGCTTCTAAGAACGCTACTAAGCTGTGGAACTACGGTAATCATGACGTACGCCTCTTTAATTTTGCGGCCCAAAATGCACCAGAGTTATCTGAGTTCACCGACCTGTTTTCGTACTTCCCAGGTTGGCACACAGGATGGCGGGTGGACATAAACAATTCTGTTGTGGTCAAGCATAGGTGGCACAACGGGCAACACGCGACATATAACAACACCCTGAAGTCTGGCAGAAGTATCGTCACAGGACACCTGCATAAACTGATGGTGACCCCGTGGACGGACTACAATGGGCGCAGATACGGTGTAGACACAGGGACGCTTGCGGAGCCGCGTGGCGACCAATTTGTGTATGTAGAAGAAAACCCCGTGAACTGGTGTTCTGGGTTCTGCGTTCTGACATTTAAGAATGGTATGTTATTACCACCAGAGTTATGCGAAGTAATAAACGGCGTGGCTTACTTTCGAGGAGAGAAAGTGGGATAAATGAGTGATTTAGTAGCCTCGGCAAAGAGTGCCGCGCAGGGAATAAAGAGCGCGATAGCCGCAGGGAAAGAGATTGAAGCAGTAGTTACTGACATACAAAAACTTGGGGTCGCAGAACTCCAAGCCAAGCAACAATTCCAAAAGAAACAACGGGTAGTTAAGGGCGATACCACCATCCTCACGGCTTTCGCGGAGTGGCGCAGATTGAAAGAAATCAAGGAAGCAGAGGACGACTTATTCCAGCAGCTTGTCGAGCGTTATGGCAAGGAAAAGGCTGAGTTTGAGTGGAAGGACATCCAAGCCATCAAAGAGCGCCAGATGAAGGAAGTCAAGGACGGGCGTGACGAGATGGGGCGTGACCTAAAGAAACTCCGAGAACTCAAGGTTATGTGCTTCGTAGCCTCGCTAATCATAGTCACCACTTACTACATCTTCAAAGGACACCTGTAATGCTATCCCTTATTTCTTCCGCTGTCGGATTCCTAGCCTCTGGCTTACCGCAAATCCTAAACTTCTTCCAAGACAAGGCTGACAAGGCGCAAGAGTTAAAGTTAGCGCAGATGCAGACCGAGCGCGAGTTAGCCCTTGCAGAACGCGGTTTCCTAGCCCAGCAGAGGGTCGAGGAGATTAGGACTGACCAGATTGCCCTTCAGACCGATGCAGACCGCCAGAACGCCGCTTTAGACCACGACAAGGCTATCATGGCTCGCGCCTCTAGTTGGGTCGTGAACCTGAACGGCATAGTGCGACCTGCGGTTACCTTTATCTTCGTCCTAGAGTTGGTGATGATTAACATCGCGCTGACCTACTTCTTGCTTCGTGGCGGGTTAGGTAGCATGGACGTGGAGCAGTTTATTGCCGCCACAGACGTAATCTTCTCCGAAGACGAGATGGCTCTACTAAGCGGAATTATTGCTTTCTGGTTCGGGAGCCGCCAATGGGGTAAGAAGTGAAGGTAAGTGATGACGCAATCAAAGGAATCAAAAAAGACGAGGGGGTACGAGTTCGTCCCTATCGCTGTCCTGCTCTATTGTGGACTGTTGGCGTTGGTCATGTTATCGATTCTAACCACATAAGGGTGAAGTTCGATGAGCGCAAAAATCTACCAATTCCCGACGGATGGGATAGAACTCTTAGCATGGCAGAAGTCGATGCTATCTTGGCTCAAGACCTGTCTACATTCGAACGAGGAGTTCTGCGCCTCTGTCCAAGTGGACTTACTCAAGGCCGCTTTGACGCTCTGGTTTCCTTCTCCTTCAACGTCGGGCTTGGCAACCTCCAAAGGTCAACCATCCGCATGAAGCATAACCGTGGAGATTTTGAGGGCGCGGCTGAGTCCTTCATGGCGTGGACTAAAGCGGGTGGGAAAGAACTACCTGGCTTAGTTAAGCGTCGGAAGCACGAACGCGCTCTCTATGAATCTGAGTAATTCTTTCTTTTAGTTCCTCGGCTACGGTCAAATTGTGCTTGGCCTCAAACTGGTCAAGCCACTTCCTCCTCGCCTCCCTTGTCGGGAGCGTCAACACATACCTTGCCAACCCCTCTATCTTCGCCTCATGTTCGCTCATCACGATTTGATAGAACTCCTCTGGGGTTGCGGTAAATGTTCCTCTACTAACCAGCCCTAGCAAATGTTTTATGCAACGCTTTTCTGGCGGTGGTGACGGCTCTGGCTGCGTCAGATTTTCGAACAAATCTCCCAAGATAATACCTCTTATAGTTTGCCATTATGTGCGCCTCGTAAAACTTTTCCTTCCTCTTGTAGACACCCTTGATGTTGGACTTGGTTTTCTCTCTGCGCTTGGAGTTCCACCTGTTTTCCATCTGCGTGGCAACCCTGAGATTGCTTAGTCTATTGTCGGCAAACTTGCAGTTTATGTGGTCAACCTGTTCGGGCCAGTACCCGTGGTGGTACGCCCAGACAATCCTGTGGGCAAAGTAAGGCTTTCTGAAGATAGCAATTTTGCGATAACCGCGAGGGGTTATATGTCCTGCAACCCTGTTCGCGTACCTACGGTTCCACATGACGTAAGCAGAATACTTGGCGAAAGCCTCAATGGGTCGAGGCTTCCACACAAGTCTTCCACGCCTGTAATCAAACAGGGCTTTCAGTTGTTGCTGGCTTAGAATGGAATGTCGTCCTCTAAGGCTTGTTGCTTCGGCTCTGCCTTGGGCTTGGGTAGTTCAACCTTCAGGCTCATAAACTTCTGCCCAGACTTGCCTGTCTTAATCCATGCGGCTAGGTTGTACTCAGTCCCGTCTACGTTTAACTTGCCCTTGTAAGCAGGAGCCTTCTCGTTGTCCGACTCGTTCTTAAACAACACACCGCTATTGGTATTATCGTATTCCATAACTTCTCCTATTTGGCTGCTATATAAAGACCAACATTGCCAAGGCTGTAACCCAAGAAGGCTACGCCTAGACCCACCTTACCCTCTAGTAACAACTGCACCGCTACTACAAGGTATACAACACCGATACCGGCTATTAACCACGCCGCCACTCTGTCCACCCCGCGAAGATAATAACGCCAAGCATACATAGCACGAAAAACGCCGCGTCTTGCGCGTAGAAGTGTGCAGCTATAAGTCCGTCTCTCATTCGTCTTCCTCCGTATTATTCAAAAGTTGGTATTTGATTACCTCTAAAACCCCTACCACAGAGGCTAGAGGAAGTGCCTCGTCAAACTTGCCCAGAACCACAATAATCTCCTGATACAGGGCTTCTATCATTACCTGCTGGCTCAACCCCTCATCTCCTGGGCTAAGCTCTTAAATCCCCAATCCTCTGCCATCCTCGCGCACCGCAACATCTCCTCCTCGCGCACGATTTCCGCAAACCTCTGCAACTGGGTTCTTGAGTCTTCGTGAAAGTTGAACAACAACTCCCCCTCCTTTAAGAACAGTCCCGCCTCTACCGCCAGGTCGTCAATCGTCACACTCGGCCTCCACTTCTGCTAGAAATACCTGAATCTTCTCTAACATCTCGTCTATCTCCTTTTGTTCCGGCTCGAACCGCACGATGAACAGCATCTTGCTTACCGGCAGTCGGGAGTCAAAACTCACAAAGTCGCACCATTTCCTACCTGTGCAAGCAAGTTGAAGCATCATCTGGTTCTTGTACTTGGTCGGAACCTTGCCAGCCTTCCTGTATTGCAGGTGCGTGGCCGTGTTTGGGTTCTTAATCTCTACCAGACCATCATCCCCTACAAGACCGTCAGGAGACGCTCCTAGCCATTGTATTGTCGGGTGTGGGACAAAGCCTACTTGGTCTACGAAAACGCCCGTGTGAGCCTCGTATGCGGCTCTGGCGATGGGTTCCTGTTCGGTTCCCCTAATCATGGCCGCGTTGGGCGCAAAACCCGCCTGTTGGGTCTTGGTGAGTCTTTCCGCTACAAGCTGCCAGAGGTAGTTCTTGCGGGTCTCTGTATCCTTACCCGCCAAGGCATCGCTAACTTTGCTGGCTGTGCAGAACCCCAACCTCGCCTGTAACCACTCCTCTGTTCCCTGAACAATTTCTTTGTAATCGGTCATACAGCCTCCTCTTGGCTATGTGTAATTCTGCCTCTAATTTATCCGTACTCATCCGTAATCTCTGGGCTACATTGTGGCTCAAGTTGTACGGGTACTGTATATACCTTGCCTTCAAAACCCTGCGGCTTATATCGGGTAAAACCCTAACCGCGTTCTCTACTTCCTGCCCGTCCAACATATCGGGTTCTATCCTTGGCTCCTCGCCCTCGAAGACATCCTCGGACTCGTAGTTCCCCTCCGCGCTGGCGCATTGGGTACGGTGTTCAGGGCCAACATGACCCCACGCACAATAGAACGCCCAGTTCTTTAGTCTTTCTTCCGAAACCATAAGTCGTATAACTCCGGCCTATTTGCTTTAATCCAAGGTTGTGCAGATTGTATAAGTTCCTGCGCGTTGCGTCCACACGTTTGAGAACCGACGTGGTGGACGTAAGCCCTGCTGATGGCGTGCTGGAAGCCCTTCTTTTGGATGTCCAAGCATTGCACGTCGTCCGAGTACCAGTTGATAGGCGGGAAGTCCACCCATGCGTCCTTGGATATGTAACTACAAATCGGGGCTATAACATCTGTGATGTTAATAAGATTTTCTGTCTCGTACTTGAACCACTCCATTTTTCCCTGCCCTAGCCTAATGTTCTGCAATCCTCGGGCATAATCAGACCTAGCGGATGCCCATCCGAGGGGGATGCTTTTGTCTCGCAAAAACGCAACGTCCTCGCCAAGCAACTTCCAGGTGGTAGGGTTGAACACAATATCGTCGTTACAGACCACGACCTCGTCCGCCTCCTCAAACGCCCGCTTGACCACCGCGTTATAAGCGTCGCCAAAGTTAGTCGCGTCGTTGGGCAGGTTCACCGTCCTGTGGCGCGGAAAGATAATGTCGCTACCCGCTAGGAATACCGTCACATCCTGCGGGACGTAGAAGGTCACGGAGGCGGCTAGGACAGGAAGGCACTTCCCCTCAGTTGTTGCTATCGCTATTGCTTTCATTCAGTTCCTTATTTACGTCGTCAAGCAAATCTTGTTCTGTAAATCCGTAGTGCTTTGGGAATCCCTTGGTTCCGAGTCCGTGAACTCCAGTTTTACCTCTGTGGTGTTCTGGGCATAGTGGTATTGCAAGGTAGTGCGAAGACCTACCCCATCCTTGTCCGGCCCGCAGATGATGAATTTCAGACGGGCTATCAGAGTACCCAATTCTGCGGCAGACCATGCATCCGAGGGCTGCAACTTTAGAAAGATGGTTTTTTTCATCTTTTGTCACCTAGCCCCCTTGTGTTGTCGCTAAATCTAACGTCGTTTTGCAAAGCCCACATTACAACCTTTTCAACGTACTCAGAGAAGGACGCTTGGTTCAACTCACTTGTGCTTGGTTCTAACATTTTGAGTGACCCATCAGGCAACTCCACCATGCGTTCAGGCAGAAACAAGGCGCGTAGGTATTCGTGCCAGATACTAGGCTCATAAGACCTACCTGGAACAACCTGCTCGGATATATCACCCAAGACCGCCCAGTAGTACCTGTTGCTGTCAAGACTGCGTTTAGGTGGCCGTACCTCAAGAATATGCCCGTCAGGTGCGTTATCCACCATCTCACGGGCTAGGTTCCTGTTGTGTTGGGAGAGAATCACGCGGACTTTAGCGCGGCTCTCATAACCGCAACCTTAAAGTGTGGGAAGGACTCGAACTGGCTAGGGTCTAAACCTAACTCTTTACCCTTTAGTTCTATGCCCGTAGCCGTCTCATGCCAAGGTTTCTCGTTGACTACGTTTGGAAGAGTGACTTCGTGAATGTCGTCCCAACGCTCCCCACGCAACCATGTGGCAGGGTAGGGTATGAACGCCCCGCCTGACTTCATCCAAGACTCGGTCTTGCAAGCGGCTGTGATGGCAGTTAACAAATTTGTTAACTCTGGCCGTATATCTTTGGTCTGCAACCACGCTTTCCTAGCGTCGGCCTTGGCTACTTTTTTTGGGTAGAGTGCCCAGAAGGTGTTGAAATCATCCAAGATTCTTCTCCCTCATTTCCAAGACCTTATCAGCCCATTGCCATGCGGATTCTTCTATCCAGCCTTCTCGCTTTTGAATCGCTTCGGCTAATTTAGGATTTGCAAGCAAGCCTTGTAATGCCATAGCAGCGAAATAATCTCGCCGTGTTACATCAGTTAGTTCCAAGATATTTTCTCCTCATAATGTCGATGACTTCCCTCAAAGTCATTTCTGGCGATTCGTGCCAGACTCCATTTTCCCTATATTGTCTAACAATTGTCAAACCCATATCTATATCCCCATCGCTTTCGTGCGACGTAAGCATTAGCACACAGGTCTTGGTTTCGCTCTGGATGGCATCGCAGAGTCGCTCTAGACATAGTTTCTGCCCAAACGGGACTTGGGCATTTTTATATTTTGCCTCTACGATTATGAACAGTCGGTTAGAGAACTCTAGGATTGCGTCTATGTCTGTCGGAGATATTGCTCCCCATCTCAGACCTGAGAAGTCCTTAAGCTGACTACCGTACTCTCTATTTCTGAACATAGCATCCCCTAGGGTGATAGCCGTTATCACTCTGATGCCAGGAGAGGATACAGAAGCAATCCAATCCCTACATACCCCATAAGGCAGCGATTTGCCCCTAGCATCCGAGTCATCACCCGTTGCAGACACTAGGTTGTGCAGTCCCTCGCTGACAGGCTGCTAAGATGGTTGCTGGTGAGACAACATCCTGTGTTCTGTTCCGCGCCACCCATTCAGGTGCTTAATCTCGCTCGGAGTGCGGTCAGCAAAAGAAAAAGCCCACATAAGACTAGAGCGTGGCTCTTGGCATGAGCAGCTATGAAAACAATAGTAGGACACGGTATCCAATCATTTCCACAACCACGCACGCCCTAGACTTATATGGGCTTGCTCCGTGCCTATCATTGTTTCCACCGGCTGCCACACCGCTGACAACGCTAGGATACCACGGATTCAGTTAAGTTCAACAACTTTTACTTCCCAACGGTTGCCAACCTTTATCCAGCCGTGTAAATGCACTTTCCAGTTGCTCCGTACCATTTCTGGGTAATACTGGTTTTCTAGGATTTTGTGCTTTCTGGCCGACATATTTGATGCCGTGGTGGTCTGAATGGCTAGGGTGTCCCCGTTTCCAATGGCTAAGAGGTCTATACAGCCAAACAAGTCCTGGCGAATACGAGCAAAACTGTTCCAATGCTCGACTGTCCAGACCGAATAGCCCTGGTCGCGGAGGTATTTAAGGCTTCTTTGGGTCGGGGACATTCTTACATTCTACTGTATAACCATACATTAGGGTTAGTCCTAGGTATATTTCTTACACAACCCTGAAAAGTAGTGTAAGATTCTGTTCATGGCATCCCGCCATATACGCCGAGGAGGGCAAAATGAAATTAGTAGAACACCAAGAAGCAACCAGCACAACAGCAGAAATATTCAGAATTATTAGCGAATCTGGAGTTCAGTACAAAGTTTCCGCTCCGTTTGAAATTAAAGGGTTGTTCAAGAAAGACTGGAGTGCGTATGTTGATGGTCGTGGTGCTAGATTTGTAACAGATACAAAACCAGGGCAAGCAGCAATCGAGTTTGCAAAAAATTTACAACAGTAATTAACCGGGGCTTCGGCCCCTGCTCTGAGGAGGGCATATGAAATACGACGAAGACTGGTATTACACACCACCCCAAGAACCCGAGTCTGGAGAAGAAGAAGACGACGACTCCTACTGGCAAGAACGCGCATGGGAGGCTAACCGTGACTGATTGCCAAGCCCACGCACAACAACAAGAACAGCAAGAGATAGAGGAGCTGCGAGAGCTTAAACGCCTGATGTCTGTCAATCACGGCAAGATGCTTGGTTGCGCCCAGACAATACGGGACGCTAACGGTGACGACGACTATATAAGAATTGCAGTAAAATCTTTACTTGAGGCACTTGAGGAATACGAAGACTTAAAGAGGAGGTTCAAATGAACGCAGTAGATTTACTTAAGATTAACGTCAACGACCACACGGAGAAGAAGGGGAACCTTACATACCTGTCGTGGGCATGGGCTTGGCAAGAGGCAATCAAGGCAGACCCGCAAGCAGAGTGGACTGTCAAGATGTTCGGTGAATCGTACGATAAACCGTACGTTTCAATCGGCGACACCAAGATGGTATTCGTGGACGTTACGATGTTCGGCAAGACGCTTACTTGCCAACTTCCCGTCCTTGACCACAAGAACAAGGCTATCCCTAACCCAGACGCTTTTCAGGTCAACACGGCCATCATGCGTTGCCTGGCTAAAGGGATTGCGTTACACGGTCTAGGCTTATACATCTACGCAGGAGAAGATTTACCCGAGGATGGCTCAAAACCTGAGCCAGAGGCTTATGTAAAACTAATCGAGGAGAGCAAAAATGTCACAGATTTACAATCAAATTGGAAAGCAGCGTACCAGGCGTCTCAATCAGATGCGGGGTTTATCGCCGCTATCACGGTGGCCAAGGACAAGCGAAAAGCAGAACTTTCCGCTGCTTGACACCCTAGCCTTTGTAGCGTGTTGCGCCACAGGTTACATGGTACTGGTGATGCTATGACTGACCTACGCAAAGCAGCAGAGATGGCGTTGGAGGCTTTGGAAATGTTAGATAGGCGTGGTGGTCTTGGGTTAGATGTTCATGAATACATACGCACAAAAATAGAAGCACTACGCCAAGCACTAGCGCAGGAAGAAAAGTCACCAGTCAAGTCTTACTGCGGGGGTAAACCTAACTACTGCACCCCTGAAGTTACCCCTGATGTCAATGCCGTAAACATGAGCCAAGAACGTGTCGATGAAACGGCAAAACGTGAACACGAGCCATACGGTTATCTTTGGTTTACTCATCAAATGGAAAGACGATTTACCCATTACAGACCAAAAGAAGAACAAAGAATTGGAGAAGTAACACCAATCTACACCGCACCACCAAAGCGTGAATGGGTTGGCCTCACTGAAGAAGAAGTTCATATTCTTTGGATGGATATGGGCGCTAGGCCAAAAATTAACGGCTACGACTTTGCAAAGGTTATTGAGTATAAGTTAAAGGAGAGGAATTGTGGATAAGATTACTGTGGTGTGCCACAAAGACCACGACAAAGGCTACGAAGATTATGTTGGTAAATGCTTGCTGTGTGAGGTTGAACGGCTACAAAAGCGTGAATGGGTTGGGCTGACGGATGATGAAATCTATGACTATGCAGACAAGTTTCTTTATCAGCATGGCAGTAATTTTGGAATCAAGTCATTTGGTAAAGCCATTGAAGCCAAACTAAAGGAGAAGAACAATGGCTGAGCAACTCAAGGCACATCAACCATGTCCTGACTGTGGTAGTAGTGATGCACTTACATACTATGACTGGGGTAGCGTGTGCTTCAAGTGTGGTGAGAAGAAAGTAACTAAGAGCGATATGAAACCAAACCTAACCAAGGTTCAATCTAAGATGACTAACGTACATGACCTGACCTATGGCTCTGTGGTTGATCGAGGACTAACTCGTGAAACCTGTCAGACCTACGGCATAGGTGTGAAGGATAACTTCTATTACTTTCCCTACTACAATGGGGACACATTAGTTGCGTACAAGAAACGCAACACTGATGATAAACGCTTTAGCATCGAGGGTTCGTGGCAACAAGGTGCTCTCTTTGGGCAGCAGTTATTTAACAAAGGGGGTAAGTATGTCACTATTTGCGAGGGAGAGTTTGACGCTGCGGCGGCGTATCAGATGCTGGGTTCTAAGTACCCTGTGGTTTCTGTTAGGAATGGTGCAGGTAATGCAGTACAGGATATCAAGGCGAACTACGAATGGCTCGACTCCTTCGAGAACATTGTCCTATGCTTTGACAGTGATGACGCAGGCCGAACTGCTTCTGAGCAGGTTGCTGAAATCCTTGGAACTAAAGCCAAGATATTTAAAGGAACCAAAGACCTTAAGGATGCCTGCGAATACAACGGACAAGGAGAAGGCAAAGCGTTCATAGATGCATGGTGGCAGGCTGAGAGGTTCACGCCTGATGGTATCATCGATGGTGCTGGGTTGTGGGACGTAGTCAATCAGCCAGTAGAGTTAGCTAAGGTTCAGTATCCGTTCTCTGGTTTGAATGACCTAACCTACGGGGTTCGAGAGGGTGAGTTAATCACTATCACCGCAGGCTCAGGACTAGGTAAGTCACAGTTCCTGCGAGAGATTGTGTATCATATCCTGAACAACAGCAACGATGAGAACATTGGTCTGCTGTTCCTTGAGGAATCTGTGAAGCGTACTGCCAAGAGTATCATGAGCTTGGCGGCTAACAAACCATTGCACCTACCTGACACTGAGGCTACGAATGAAGAACTACGAAGTGCTTTTGACGCTACACTGGGGACTGGCCGTGTCTTCCTTTTTGATCACTTTGGCTCTACTGCAATCGACAACATTATCAACAGAGTTCGTTTCATGGCTAAGGCTCTTGATTGCAAGTATATTTTTCTTGATCACGTTAGTATCGTGGTATCTGCACAAGACAATGGTGATGAACGAAAAGCCTTAGATGAAATCATGACCAAGCTTAGGATGATTGTCCAGAGTACAGGCATTGCTCTGTTCTGCGTGTCACATCTTAAGCGTCCTGATGGTAAGGGTCACGAGGAAGGTGCAGCTACGTCCCTGTCTGCCTTGCGTGGGTCTGGCTCGATAGGTCAGTTGTCTGACATGGTGCTAGGTCTTGAGCGTAATGGTCAGTCAGAGGATTTGAAGGAGCGACACACCACACGAGTCAGGGTTCTGAAGAATCGATTCAGTGGGTTGACTGGCCCAGCGTGTGCCTTGTACTATGACCGTATTACTGGACGCATGACTGAGACACACGAAGACAAAGAACTGTGATATAATATTAGGATGAGAATCGCACTTGATATTGAAACTAATCTTAGGCACGACACTATTTGGTGTTGTTGCACTTACAATCTGGATACTAAGGAAGTGATGGTATGGACAGAGTCGCAAAGCTTTCAAGAGTTTATCAAGAAGGCTACACTGATAGTAGGACACAATGGGATCAGCTTCGACTTTCCAGTATTGAACAGGGTCTGGAAGACTACGATTCAGATGAATCAAGTTCGGGATACACTGGTTATGTCAAGACTATCAAACCCTACAAGGGACGGAGGACACAGCCTAGCAAATCTAGCAAGGCTAGTAAGCAGAACCAAGAAGGAGTACGAAGATTTCGAGGGCGGCCTAACTCCTGAGATGATTGAGTACTGTAAGGAAGATGTAATAATCTGTGGTGAGTTGTACAATTATTTGAAGAAGGAACTACGTGACTTCTCTGAGCAGTCAGTCGAACTTGAGCACAAGGTTCAGTGGATTGTAACTGGTCAGGAGAAGCGTGGGTTTAGGCTGGACGTAGCTAAGGCTATGGGTTTGGTAGGTGACTGGGAGCGTAGGCTTTGCGAGATAGAGCATGAACTCCAAATCATCTTCCCACCTATTATCACCCAAAGAGTTAGTGAGAAAACAGGCAAGCAGTTAAAGGACGATGTTGAGGTATTCAATCCGGGTTCTCGTCAGCAGATAGCTAAGCGTCTGATGAGCAAGGGGTGGAAACCTACAAAGCATACTGATAAAGGAGCGGTGATTGTAGATGAGTCAGTCTTGGATGGAGTTGATATACCAGAAGCGAAACTCATTGCCGAATACCTACTCATTCAGAAACGGGTGGCTCAGGTTAAGTCATGGCTTACTGCTGTATCTGAAGACGGACGGGTTCACGGTAAGGTCATCACCAATGGAGCAGTCACGGGACGAATGACACATCATAGTCCTAACATGGCTCAGGTTCCTAGCAGTAGCAGTCCTTGGGGACACGAGTGCAGAGACTGTTGGACAGTAATAGATAACTATCTATTGGTTGGCGCTGACGCTAGCGCCTTAGAACTTAGGATGCTTGCTCATTACATGAAGGATCAGGAGTATGTTAAGACAGTTACAGAAGGATCGCAAGAGTTGGGAACTGATGTCCACACGAAAAACCAGAGGGCTGCAGGTCTTGCTACACGGGCGCAGGCCAAGACTTTTATCTATGCCTTGCTCTATGGTGCAGGGCCTGCCAAAATTGGGGCGATTGTTGGTGGTGGAGTTAAAGAAGGTAAAGACCTCACGAGTTCTTTTCTTCGGAACACGCCAAGCCTACAAAAGCTTAGGACCAAGGTTGAAAACCTATCAGCGGGAGGGACGATTGAAGGTCTTGATGGACGCAGGTTACAAATCCGTTCCCAGCACAGCGCACTCAACACATTGCTTCAGAGTGCTGGTGCAATAGTAATGAAGCAAGCTCTTGTCCTACTAGATGAGAAGCTTAGGAAGACCAAGCTTGACGCACACTTCGTAGCCAACGTGCATGACGAGTGGCAGATAGAATGCCTTGAGGATGAGGCAGATATGGTAGGCATCCTCGCAGTACAGAGTATCAGGGAAGCGGGTAAAGTACTGAAGTTACGATGCCCTTTGGACGGTGAGTATAAGAAAGGAAAAACATGGGCAAACACCCACTAGATAAGACAGATGATTTCTGGGAAGGGATGGAAGATGTTGTCCTCCTTTGTATACGCAAGGATAAGACTGTCCATATGAAGACATCGATAAGGGACATGGATGAACTACAGTCTGTCTTTAGTACTGCCCTGATGATGGCAACATTTCATAAGGTGAAACAGGAGGATATTGACAAACTACACTGATGTGCTATAATATTATGGTAGCTGTAACTTTTAACTTAACTTGTTCAGGAGAACATTATTATGGATTTGAAACCTCTTAAGATTGAAGCTGATATCATGTGGGCATTTCTTGATACCCCAAACCAGATGTCGGGTAAGTATCAGGTAGACCTATGCAACCTCTCCAAGCCTGCTATCAAGGCGCTGGAAGAAGTTGGTATCTCAGTTCGCAATAAAGAAGAAAAAGGTTTTTTCATTACTGCTAAGTCTAAGAACTATCCTATCACCACTGTTGACGCAGAAGGTAACAAGGTATCTTGCAAGGTAGCCAATGGTTCACGAGGCATTGCATTGATCAAGCCTTATGCTTACAACAAGAATGGTAAGAGCGGAGTTAGTGCAGGCATCAACAAGCTAACTGTCACCAAGCTGATTGAGTATGCTGGTGCAGACGCTAGTGCTGATGACGATGCACTGTAAATAGATAACTATCTAAAGGATATAATATGACAGCAAAGAAAGCAACATCCCCATCACCTAAGTTTAACTTCAAGGTGTCACCAGTAGAGTCTGTGTTCGAGGTAGAAGTTGATGGTCTTAACCACACACTCTGGGGTTCAGACTTCTTCAAGTTCTCTGTGTCATCTGATGGTTCTGTAACTATCAACGACAACGAGTTCTCCAGTAAGAAGCAAGCTGCACAGGCACTCGAAGCTATGGCTGCGTTTCTGAAGAAGTAATGTTAGCACTCATCGATGCCGACATCGTCACTTACAGAATCGGATTCGCTTCCGAAGATGTTAATGACAAACTGTGCTTGGCACGATGTGCTGAGTTTATGGAGGAACTGGTGATGAAGCCTTGGGTAGGAGACTATCAAGGTTACCTCACTGGTTCCAACAACTACCGAAAGGACATCGCAGTAACAGCACCATACAAAGGTAACCGCACGTCAGCCAGACCTAAACATTATGGTTTGATTCGAGAGTACCTTGAGAAAGCTTGGGGCTGTGAAGTAGTAGAAGGACAGGAAGCTGATGACGCTATAGGTATCAAGGCTTATGAGATTGGAGACATCGAAGAATATATCATCATGTCTATCGACAAAGACCTTGATATGATTCGTGGTTGGCACTACAACTTTATTAAGGATACGAAGTATTTGATTGATGACCAACAAGCTATCAAACATTTTTATACGCAGATACTGACTGGCGATAGGGTTGATAACATTATAGGTCTAAAAGGAATAGGTCCAAAGAAGGCGGCAAAGATTCTAGAGGACTGTGTTACCGAAGCCGATATGTACACCGCAGTATTAGAAGCATACGACAACGATGAAACTAGAGTCTTGGAGAATGGACAATTGTTATGGATACGAAGAAACGAAAACCAGATTTGGTCACCTGCCCTTTGCAGTACATCCAATGGGTTGACGCAGTAGCAGATGTGGAATGGCAAGAGGATGTTAAAGCAGAGGTTCACCTTTGTCACAGCATTGGGTGGATTATTGATGAAACAGATGACGCACTATGCATCGCTAATACAGTCTCTATGGATAACAGCAATGCCCGTATGCATCTACCTAAGCAGTGGATTAAAGTAAGAAAGGATATAACACTTGAAGCCGAGCAGCGCCAAGTCCAAAGGAAGACACCTGCAAAAGTGGGTAAGAGATCTAATACTAGCCAAGTTCAATCTGGAGGCAGACGATGTTCGCTCAGTTAGTATGGGCGTGTCAGGGGAGGATTTGCTACTCAGTCCAGCAGCCAGACGGGTCTTGCCAATTAGTCTGGAATGCAAGTCCAGAGCAGCTATCTCAGTATACGGTTATTACGAACAAGCCAA